AAAGCTGATTCTAACAATACTGAGGGTATTACAGTTAGATCTTTAGGTAATACTTATAAAGGTCTACTACCTAATAAATCTCCTAAGATGGCGTTGAATGTAGGTAGGGGTTTAACTGCTCCTATATTCCATATAGACGAAGGATCATTCTTACCTAACATCGGTATTACGTTACCAGCAGCTCTATCAGCTGGTACGGCTGCTAGGGATGCCGCTAGGAGATCTAATTCACCATACGGTACTATCATCACTACTACAGCTGGTAAGAAGGATGATAGAGATGGTAAATACATGTACCAAGAGTTTGAAAACTCTATGGAGTGGACAGAGAAGCTGATGGATTCTACTGATCAGGCAGAACTATGGGATACTGTCACTAGAAACAGTCCTAAAGGCTACCTAAGCGTTAATTGTAGCTTTAACCATAGACAGCTAGGCTATACAGATGAGTGGCTCATGCAGGCTATTAGAGAGTCTAGATCTACTGGTCAAGATGCTGAAAGAGATTACTTATGTAAGTGGACATCCGGTAGTTTACTATCCCCTATTCCTTACGGTTTAACAGATGTTATTCGTAATGGTCAAGAGGAACCTAAGTTTATACAGATGGTGAAAGGATATGTAGTCAGATGGTACGTAGATGAAGCAGATATACCTAGGGTAATGTCTAAGGTAACTATCTTAGCTATTGATCCTAGTGACGCTAGTGGTGGTGACGAGATATCTTTGTTATTAGTATCTGGTGAAACTGGTGAAGTATTAGCAGCTAGTAATTATAACGAATCTAATCTAATTCTATTTTCGGAATACCTATATAGCTGGTTCACTACCTACCCTAAACTGATATCGGTGATAGAACGTAGATCTACTGGTTCATCTATAATAGACTATCTACTCCTATATATGTATAACGATGGTATAAACCCATATAAGCGTTTGTTCAATAGAGTAGCTAATGACTTCGAAGATGATAGAGATAAATACAAAGAGATTAATCATAATCGTATACCTTACGATGTGATTAATAAACATAAGAAAGCAGTAGGTTTCTCTACTAGTGGTAGTGGTTTAGCATCTAGATCAGATCTATACTCAGATACACTACAGTCAGCATTAAAGATTACTGGTGGTAAATTAAAAGATAAGAAATTGATAGATCAATTACTATCATTAGAGATACGTAATAATAGAGTAGATCACCCAGAAGGTGGGCATGACGATATGGTAATCGCTTACCTATTAGCCTTCTTCTTCTTAACTAAAGCTAAGAACCATACATACTACGGATTAGGTCAAACTGAAGCACTATCTAGGACTAAAGATCTATCTGAGTATACATCTACTGATTACAAAATAGAACATAGTAAGAGAGAGATTAATAACATTTATAATCTATTATTAGCGGAGGTAGATAGCTTCGTTACTTATAAATTAGAGCTAGAGTTGAAACGTAAAACAGATGAGCTAAATAGTTTATCTGATTCTGAGATACTAACGTATGCTGCATTACGCAGTAGGTTAGAAGAAGATAGAAAAAGCAGTTTACGGTATTAAAAATAATTATACCTTAATAACTATCACCGAGTATACAATATTCTGATACTCGATTATTAAACCCATATTGGAGATAAAATATGGCACGTATTCCTCAGGTTCTGATGAAGAACAAAGCATGGAGTGCATCTGAACCTACACCTCAGGTAGATCTAGCCTACGGTGGACAGTTTGGTTGGACACCAGTATTAACTGAATGGGTAAGTAACCAGGCATACATCAGACGTAATCTAGTCTGCGTGTTACTAGAAGCACCCCGTTTATTCCAAAAAATGCCAGATCCACCTAAATGGGTACAAACATTACGATCTTTAGTAGAGTTACATCCACTACGTATCGAAGGTTTGAACGCTGGCTTAACAGTAGAGACTGCTGAACATGCAGTAGGTGGTGCTGGTGAAATGCAGCGTGAGTTCACTAACGTAACTCGTGCTAGAACAGACGTAACATTCACCTACTCTTCTGACAAGTATGGTAACCCTATTCAAACATTCTTAGATGCTTGGATTCGTTACGGTATGATGGATCCGGATACTAAGACAGCGTTGATGGGTACTATCGATAGTTACGATGGTGATATGTTAGCTGATATGTATAGCTTTAGTGCTGTGTTCTTTGAACCTACTCCTGAAGGTCGTAAGGTACATAGAGCGTGGGTAGTTACTAATATGTTCCCAGTTACCACTGGTGATATTATTGGTAAGCGTGATTTAACTTCAGCTTCTGAGATATCAGAGTTATCTATTAACGTAGGTGGTATTGCACAATACGGTAATGGTGCTGTAGCTCTAGCTCAGAAACTATTGGATGCTATGAACTTCAACGGAGCTAATCCAATGTTCATGCATAACGTATTGGACGATGAGTCTGCTGATGTTAAAGCTGCTAACAAGAACTTCCAAACTAATATGGAACAAATGGCTAAAGCTGTGCTCGGTACAGCTGCGTCTCCTCTGGATACTGGGTTCGTTAGTGCTATCGAAGGTAAGAATGCTGTGACTGGTAATGGTGATCCATTAGCTGCACGCAACGAAGCTTCATCTAGTGCATCTTAATGCTAAAAAAATAGACTACCATTACGGTAGTCTATTTTATGTTTTATGTTTTTAATCTCCTCTTAGCTCTCACTGGGGTAGTCATAGCTAATTATATATCCATACCTTTATTTACTCTTTGTCTGAAGATATTTAGAGGTATTGTGGTTGATAGCATATTGTGTAATTCAGTTATGGTATACATTTTACCTAGATATTGATAATATCTAGCGTTAGAACACCTTCGTTTAGTCCTCAGTAACCATCTACAATTATCCTTGTTGAAGTCTTTATCCTTATCAATGCGATCTAGTACATGCATACTACTAGGCTTAGGACCAAGATCATTATAGAAGTTAATAAAAGATGCCGACCATGAACCACATACTCGGATACCTTTTAAAGAGTAATACTTACTATCTGGTCTATCGGTAGACTTACATTGCTGAATCATGTTAGACCAAGCTATGTGTTCAGGCATTTTATATACATCACCTTCGATTTCTAACATAGTTGTCTCCTACGCGGTATGTACAATAGACCAATCTAGTTTGATTTTTAACGAATAGTCGATTACTACATCTATACAGTTAGATGTAAATACAGCAGATACCGCATTCGCATTAGGTTGGATATATCCGTTTACTATATCCCAATGTTTAGACACATTACCAAAACAAATCAACAAATGTTCATCTGTGTAGAAGATCATTGGTGACTTGTTAGTATTAATAGAACTTACCGCTGAATGAAGTATATCCTTTCTGATACTGTTATTCAACTTACCCCAGTGATCTGGCTGTATAAACTGTAATTTCATATCTCTATCCTCTTTATTAAACATAATCGTTGGCGTGTGGGATTTGACTATCTATATCGCTAGCATGTATGATAATAGCTCCACCAATATTGGACATTAAAATGTCCATACCTACTTTTAGCTTCATGACTACATCTGCAGTCATCTTATCCAATTTAGCTACCCCACCATCCTTAAATGTAACCCTAACTAAGTAGCTAACATTCCATCCGTGTACCTTATCTATCTTGAACTTAGACACTCTTCCACGGAATAAACAGTTAGGATTATTTCTATACTTATTCAGATCAGCAGTAGGAGCTATAAAGATAGTGTCATCGTGTAATGTATGATTAATGTACTTATTAGTACTCATACCCCACAATAACGACTTCATGATTCCGTTAGTTTCATCCGCTGTGAAGTTAGTATCAATGGTTGTTAATAGTGTACGAATGGCAAATAACATAGGTTCTTTAAACATCGTAGACGACACCTTAGCTGACTCACCAATGTAGTAGTCAATTTTCAGTTCGTTATCGTTTATTCCTAAAGTATAAACGATCTCCTTCTGAGTATCAAATGTAACAACGTATGAGATTTCATCTAACTCACATTGTATCATCTTTAGGTTATAGATGTTCTCAGCATCATCTACATCTACACTAATAATACTAGCTACTACTTCTCTTACCTTTAACAGTAATCGTTGTAGCTTCTCTACGTTTTCTGGTATCTTCATACCGGTCTCCTTTATTAATAATCAATATAGTAATATGCGACTGAGATTATTTACTACAGCATCCTGATAACATCTTAAAAAATAGACTACCTTAGTAGTCTATTTTTGTTGTTACATCGTGAAAACGATAATAGGAGATAAGCTAGTAGCTAACTTACGATAAACTGAGATACTTACTAAATTGTTAATACCTACAATGTCTCTAATTTTTATTGTAGAACTACCATTATACACAGTAGAGTGTAATTGAATCGTATCGTAGATAGTTACTGGCGCTGTCTCACCACTAGGTAGTTCAACATTTTTAGTGCACTTAGTCTTAATCACTACATCTACAACACCTAAGTTGAAGTTACTTAGCCTAATAGTGTTAAGTGTAGGGTTATTTTCATCTTCCACATTCTCATCACAAACTAGATTTATTACTGGTAACTTTTCAATCGATGCTAAGTCTGAGTTAATATAACCATGACTGTACAGTAAGGTATATACTTCCTTAGTATCATCTTTAAGAGTTAACCTATCTGCACTAATGTCACTCGTAACGATATTAATGTCACTATGTTGAGTCACGATAAATACTTCATTACCTTTTACGAATAATTCGAATAGATGACATAACTCAATAAAATCATTTACTTTACGAACTCGACATTGCCAGTTATGGGTATCGTTACAGACCACTGATAATGCCGGCAACAGATAGTCTGTAGGTACACCATTATTAATCACTCGGATTAGCAGTCGTTCTCTACCGTAGCGTCTAAGGATATTCTTAAGTAAACGATTGTATTTTTCTCTATCTCTAACTAGTTGCATGAAGTCCTGTTTAAGTACTGCACTATGTTTAGAGAATTGCTTAGTTACAGCGTACTCAAACATCTTAGGTACACTATCGATTATCCTACGAGCATCTTTAAGACTGAGGGAGATTTGTTCATTTTCTGTGTTCATTTGGGTTTCCTGTTTGTTTGTTTTAAAGTGCTGTGCTATGCTGTTACTTATTAGCAGCTAATGCTTCTGCCTTTAAAGATGAGTAGCTTACTCCATCCGTAGCTGAATCTAAATGGAAGACGGTAGGATTAGCCCATTGTCGAGCATCTTTCAGTAGTTGTTGTAGTAACCACCCCTCAGCCTCTGTTAAATCCTTACCAGTGATTGCATTGAACGCAATTACTGTCTTACCCATAGAACGCTCCTTAGTACTACCAGTGGAATCATAAATAGCACCACGTTCCTCTTGAATACGCTTAGCTTCATCTAAGAACCAAATAGAATCTTTAACAATAAACTTTATACTTTCTGTACCTACCGACTGATCTACACTAGTAAGATTCTCATCTTTATTAGCTATTACATCGTCTACCTTTTCACCGAGAGTATCTGATGGTGATGTAACATCAGCGTTAGGCATGAATGCTAATTCATCTATATGTGCAATATATGGAGTCGAACCTCTGCCTAAGAACACGACTTGTTGATCTTCCTCTGATTTTTTTACTCGCATGAGTTCACTTTCAAACATATTTTACCTCGTTTTTGTTATACTGAAATTTCGATTTTAATAAATGGATGTGGTGTATACCCACTCAGTGTAAAGTCATCTATAATGTAATTGTTGTTCCGTTTAGTAGTCTTCCCAACGATATTATAATCATGGTCTACATTTGGGTTAATAGTCAATGTAGGTAATGGTCGTGGTTCGCGTTTTAACTGCTCATCAACGGCTTCAAATTGATTAAGGTAGATATGGGTATCTCCTAGCATACAAATCAAGTCACCGACCTCATATCCGCATTTAATAGCTAACATATGTGCTAGCGTGGCGTATGATGCGATATTGTAAGGTAAACCAATAGGAACATCCACTGATCTCATAGAGAACTTAAGGGATAGTTTACCATCTCTAACG